CGTCGACCGGTAATCAGTATTATGAACGACTAAGTCATCGCCATAAACTGAGGAAACGCCAGCGGAGCAAGCCGCATCTAAAAGGGCATAGAAGATCATCGATTCGAGTTCAAAAGTAAAGGCATTGCCCATACTCGAGAATTTTGAAAGAATGAAACGCTTACCTTTATAGATGGTAGACTTACACCTAAGGTCATCAAGAAGTTCAAACCACTCAGGTGGCAAGAGCAACTTGACAAGATTGGCGCAAAGCGTATCGCTCGCACTGCTCAGGTCTAGGGTTGAGAGTTCCCAGTCCTTTGCAATTCGAGCGAGATCTTGGTTGATCGTCTGGTCACCAAGATCGACGCCAAACCGCTTCAGCCTCGCCCTAATAAAGCGACCGACCCCTTGTTGAACGTAACTGTTCAACGTAGGTTCGGCAGCAATAGGACGATGCGTCTTAACGGTCTTTGGTACCATCACCATACGGTTTGCCTCTACGATCTTAAGATCGGAAAGGGGACCGACGAGCGATCCCAGGTAGTCGTCGCCCGCAAGGGCGCGACAAACCCAGGGAATCGCATCGAAGGTGACGGATGGTCTACAGCTTTTCTCGGCATGTGTGCTACCTCGCTTTAAATCGAAAGTAGCTCCATTACCGAACCGGCATAGCTCAGCGATGCGTTCAAACTGCAGAGGCCCTAGAATTTGAGATATTTTACGTTGTGCACTCGTAATGAGCGACGACGCGACGGAGTAAGAACCCGTCGTGGTCTCAAGGTATAGGCGTCTGTTCGTTTGAAAACACTGCTTCTCGGATGTCATCCAAGTAGAGAAAGCGGCCCATTCGGGGTTTATGCTTTTGTGTTTAAACCCTTTCCACTTGCGTAGAAAGGACACATAGGCGTAATCCCTTTTGAAAGCTTCCTCAGAGCCATACATGCCAGGTTTAATATCGAAGTTGACATAGTCAAGCTCGTTATCAAAACTGACACTCGGACGAAGGTGCTTCTGCAAAGCTGTCATCACTGACAGCTCGACGCTCACAAAGCGTTGCAGTTTCTTCATGTAGCTTCCTTAAAGAAAGTTACTGAATGAAGGAGAGGCCTTCAACGGCACCCAGAATCTGGGTGTCCGACTGAAGACTCGCCATCATTTTTCGCAAGTTCTTGCGATCTTGAAGAGTTGCACGTTCGGGCATGACGTATTCCACAAAGGAACGCAACACGTAACCAACCGTGGGAGCAGGAGCGATACCCGAGACCGTAGAGTTACTCACGGTTTCGAGAATCGGTTCGTGCAAACCCACTCGGTAACGATAGGTGCGACCTTGGGAATTCGTTTGCGCTGTCGGGACAGAAGGCCGTGTTACTTCGACGGAGATACGCCAGTTGCCAATTGAATTGGCAGCCGACTGATCTTCGAACCAGAACACGGAATTCTTATCCCGTCCGACGGGTACGAAAGTGTGGTTTACTGGGGTTGCCAGTGCGTCCGCGAGGACGATATTCGAG